TCCCTCAATGCACCAATCGACCAGCTTGGTCACTAGTGCACTCATCTCAGTACGAGTCAAACTCGTGTCTGAGGTTGGCAAGTTCCACGAAACATTTTCGTAGTACTTGTCCTGCCTCGCCTTCCAAGACTGCGCTTCGTAGCTCTTGGAGCGGTACGGGTCTATCCCGTGCCGTAGGCTAACTTCCGGAAATAAGAGATCACGGAAGAGGTACGGACGGCCGATGAGGTCAATTGCCTCATTGACGTCCACAAGCCGCAGACGCTTTGCGTATGCAGCTTTGTCCTTGTACCGGAGATTTCTCCAGACGAGGAACGGGTCCTCGGTCCCATTGGGATCGAGCCAACCCTTGACGAGGCACTTGTCTAACAAGCCCTCGTCATCTACTCCACGGGTAAGACCGACGTTGAGTAGAGTCTCCCTGATTTGATCCTCGATCGAATCCTGGGAAATACCACGTGCCCGTGCGTTGGTCGCGAAACTCGCGACAACGCGCCGAAGCATATGCGTGGCGGATCCAACAACCACTGAGTTGATGGACCAAAGAACATTCTGAGGCAAGGCCTCGAATGCCGCCTTCAGATCGGTCCTTGACCGATGGTAGGCAGGAGCTTCAATACCTCCCAGTGAGACTGGAAGGTACCTGAACGCAAGATCGGCTGGAAGGAAACCTTCCATCCGTTGCTCCCAACGTTTGCTGAAGAGGGGAATCATTGATTCAAACCCTCCTCCGAGCCAGGCCAGCATGCCATGCATCTGGCGAGCCTTGCCAATGGCAGGGTTTGGCTCATCTTTTCCCTCGTGCTCCTTAGCAGCGGGGGAGAAGAGCCTCACTTTCATCGAATCGATGTGAGGCTGTTCTGCATATGGCACTTCCCGCAGAGGACCTTTCCTCTGCCAGATGTGTCCATCATGCAGTCCTACCGTGAGGAGCATCTCCTCACAGTAGAAACCACCACGCGAACTTAAGAAGTTCTGCGGCCATGATACGGACATTCCGTTTAAATCATGGTTTCTCGAAATTCGAGAAAGGTAACGGCGCGGGCCCTGACCAAAATGGTCGTCCCCTGAACAGGCAAACCACCTCCACTTTGAAGGTGGGAAGCCGTTCATGCCAGACAGACGGAAGAGAAACTCTTCGTCTGTCGCGTCTATGAGGTCATAGACGTGGCGAAGATATGCTTCGGCTTCTGCACAAAGGTTGTGCATAGTCAAGACTATTTTCGCGCCCGGGTCACCCATTAAGATGCCCCGGGTGGTCGGTTTGTCGAAGAAATGAGAATCATTGATTCTATTTCTCGCACGGTAGTTCTCACTACCATCCGACTCATAGATTCTCGGGCTGCAAAGCAGCCGAGAACATAGACTGAAGTACGGGTCAGAATCCCGTTCCAGTCCTCTATGAAGGCCGTCAAGCATTGCTTGACTATACTCGTGCGTACAGAAATCTGTCGCCGTAGTAAGATCGCTACTTAAGAAGTAGCGGTCGCCTTTCGGTGGAGCACAGGTATTTCCCTGTCGCTTCACGTACTCAAAGAGTTGCCAACCTCTGGTAAGACCAGAGGTTGCCGATGGGTGATTTCTTAAAGCACCTATCACGTGGTGGGACCATGGCTGCAATAACATTGTCAGCCAATCTTCCCCCACTGTGACCACGCGGCATTTTGCCCCGGGTTCACCTATAGCCGACGCTCGTATTGACGGGTGCCAGCCAGACATGCGAAGCATGTCGTTTTCGCTATAGTACGGGGAGCCTAACAACAGCTTCTGTTTTAGGCCCTCTTCGATTGACCATTGCAGCAGTTGATAACCGGTGCAATGGTCCAATCCGTACAGCGGATCCTCGAGTTTGAAGTTTTCAAAATCGAGGTCCACGCGGTCGTCGCTTTCGCCGGCCTCGTGGTGCTCCTCATGGTAGAGACTGTCTCTACACATGGTTTGCCATCTAGGCCTACCGGCTTTTAGCCAGTAGGACTTGCCGAACCAGGTCGTTTCTAAAACGTCCTGGTCCGAGACGTGGGTAAGCCAAGATCGGAATTTCATTCCGACCTCGGCGGCCCGTCCGCCCATGTCCGTCGTAGAGTCTAATGAAGCATTAGACGTCAACGACGTGTGACCAAGCGAGGTATAACCTGCTTGGTCACAGAAACCTTTTGTCTGCTTACCTATTAGGTAAGATAGTCGCGCAATAATTTGTTGTCGCGTTGCGGACACATGACAGGTGGAGTGCAGAGTCTTTGCATGCTTGTACAAAGACTCTTCCCTTGTCTGACGGCCACCAGCAGGAAAATTCCTGCTGGTGACCAAGTGCTGGACCCTGGTAGCTTCTACCTTGGTTGCACATCCTCCCTCCATGATTGGTACCAACCATGGAGTGAGCTTCCGCCAAAATGGCGGAAGTTTCGTGGCGTCAGTCCACGTGGA